CTTTTATCTACGCTTTCCTTTACGGCGCAGGAGATGCGAAAATCGGAAGTATTGTCGGAGGAAGTGCAAGAGATGGTAAACGACTTAAGGAAAAGTTCCTACGAAATACGCCTGCTCTTAGAAAGCTACGAGAACGAGTTGGAGTGGCTTCAGGAAGAGGTTATGTTCTTGGACTGGATGGACGCAGGGTCGCTGTACGGTCAGAACACGCGGCACTAAACACTCTACTACAGAGCGCAGGTGCAATCGTTATGAAGAAAGCACTGTGCCTACTGGATGAGTACGCCACACTACACAAGATTGATTATAAGTTTATAGGAAACATACACGATGAAATCCAGACGGAGGTCGCAGAGAAGGACGCAGAAAGGTTTGGATGGCTCGCAACTGCTTGCATTGAAGCGGCAGGAAAACACTACAACCTCAACTGCCCTTTGGCAGGGGAGTACCAAGTCGGAGGAGACTGGAGTGAAACCCACTAAAGCGGACAGGAAGAAGTTTGACATTGATTTAGCATACGGCGAGGTAAGGGAAGATAAGATTGCCGATATGCTAACCAACAAGAAGATTGAAGTTAAGTCAGAGAAAGACCTCTGGCAGAAGACAGGAAACATTTGCATAGAGTATGAGTCATGGGGTAAGCCATCTGGGATTGAAGCCACAGAGTCTGACTACTGGTTCCATAATCTATGTGTAGGGGACGACGAGTACTGCACCTTGGTGTTTGATACTAAAGTCTTAAAGAAAATAATTAGTGCTAACAAGTTCAGGTCAGTGGCGGGAGGCGATAACAACGCCAGTCGGATGCACCTGATTCCGTTAAACAAACTGTTCTTACCGGAAGCCATACAAGGATTCAAGGAATTAGAAGATGAAAACAACTGAGACTCTAGTAGACGACATATACGCCCTGATGGAAACAAAAGACGCAGACCCATCAGTAGACGTTGAAGCGGAGATTGAGAAGTACGGAGAGAACATTAAAGCTCTAATGCGTACAGAGTTTGGCAGAGAGAAGCGAAAGGATAACCGGACGCTCAGACTGTCGAACATAGGACGCACAGACAAGTACCTGTGGAATCACGTACACGGTACTGATAAAGAGAAGATACAGCCACACACCTACGTTAAGTTTATGTATGGTCACATGGTTGAGGAGATGTTGTTGTTCCTCACACGCATGGCGGGACACACAGTCACAGACGAACAGAAGGTATGTAATGTAGGTGGTATTGTAGGACACATGGACTGCAAGATAGACGGTGTAGTGACGGACGTTAAGTCAGCCAGTAGCTTTGGCTTTAAGAAGTTTAAGGAAGGCAAGATACTGAATGATGACCCCTTTGGTTACGTAGACCAGATTAGAGCCTACGCTCACTCAGAGGGAGACAACGAGATTGGTTGGTTGGCTATTGATAAGACCAACGGTCACCTTACGTTCCTTAAGTACGACATGAACGGTAAAGAGTTCCAAGCCTACGAAGCCTTCAACGGCACAGTAGTAGAGCGAGTAGAACGCTTAAAAAAGCTAATAGAGCAACCAGAACCGGAGGTGGTTTGCTATCAGCCGCAACCAGATGGCAAGTCAGGAAATTTAAAGTTGGCTGTTGGTTGCTCTTATTGCCAGTACAAAAAGCATTGTTATCCAGAGTTAAGGCTGTTCAACTATTCCTACGCTCCTAAGTATCTTTGCAAGGTAGTCAACGAACCTAACGTACAGGAGTTGAGCCTCGATGAGTAAGAAGAAATTTAGGTCAGGCTTGGAGTCAGCACTCTACGACCAACTCAACAAAGAGTTTAAGTACGAGCCATACAGATTACCTTACACTATACACAGGAAATACGTACCGGACTTTGTACATGAAGAGAAGGCAATACTAATCGAGGCAAAGGGTTACTTCAGGGTAGGCGACACACAAAAGTACACCGCTATCCGAGACTCGATGCCAGACTGGGAGTTAGTGTTTGTTTTGTCAGACCCACACAAGAAGGTACGCAAGGGAAGTAAGATGACTATGGGACAGTGGTGCGAGAAGGAAGGCTTTGCTCACTTCACTGTAAAGACTACTAAGGAATTACTAAAGTATGTGAGGGATAAAAATGTCGTTTGAAGAATACAAGGAACAATTCCTACGCGACCACGATGAGATAACTATATTGGAAGTGCTAGAGATAAACGGTGAGGAACTGTTGGAAGCATTTGAAGATAGATTGATTAGACATAGAGAGGATAGCTATGAGCATTAATAACGCAACACCAGAGATGTGGGATAGACTAAAAACAAAGTACAAGGCGTTGGTAGAGGAAGAGCTGAGAGATGACGACAGGCAGGAGTATTTCCCTGACCCTGTAGAAAGCCCAGTGCATTACAACACAGGTTCCGTAGAGTGTATCGAGGCTATCAAGGCTAGTATGTCTGACACAGAGTTCAAAGGCTACCTCAAGGGTAACGCTATGAAGTACCTCTGGCGTTATGACTACAAGGGTAAGCCTGTAGAGGACTTAAAGAAAGCACAGTGGTACTTAGCACGATTGACCGAGGAGGTAGAATAATGGCACACGGTATGACACACGGCGGTAAGGGTTCAGCAGTACGTCCTACTGACAAGAAGAAGTTTGAAAACAATTATGATGCTATCTTCGGTAAGAAGAAAGAAAAGGAAAAGGAAAAGGAGAAAAAGAAGAATGGATAAGTACCAACAGTTTATACACAAGTCACGTTACGCACGATGGATTAAAGAGGAAGGTCGGCGTGAGACATGGGAGGAGACAGTACAGCGTTACGTAGACTTCTGGACAGAACGTGGACAGATTGACAACAAAGTGGCCAAGAAACTGTACAACTCTATCCTGAACCTAGAAGTTATGCCGTCAATGCGCTGTCTTATGACTGCCGGTGTAGCACTACAGAAGGACAACGTAGCGGGCTTTAACTGTAGTTACCTAGCCATTGACTCACCGCGTAGCTTTGACGAGCTTATGTACGTGCTTATGTGCGGTACTGGTGTAGGGTTTAGTGTTGAACGTAACTTCATTACCAAGCTACCTGTAGTCGCTGAGTCCTTCCACAAGACTGACACAACGATTGTAGTCGGTGACAGTAAGGTAGGGTGGGCATCAGCGTTCCGTGAGCTTATCGCTATGCTGTACGCAGGTAAGATACCTAAGTGGGATATGTCAGGTGTACGACCCGCAGGTGCAAGACTAGAGACCTTTGGTGGTCGAGCATCAGGAGCACAGCCATTGGACGACTTGTTCCACTTCTGTGTTGATGTCTTCCGTAAGGCAGAGGGACGCAAGCTGACATCCATTGAGTGTCACGATGTAGTATGTAAGGTAGCTGACATTGTAGTTGTTGGTGGTGTAAGACGTTCGGCATTGATTAGTTTGTCTAACCTATCAGACCAACGTATGGCTAAGGCTAAGTCAGGTGCATGGTGGGAGAACGATGGACACCGTAGACTGGCTAACAACAGCGTAGCGTACACAGAGAAGCCAGACTTCGAGGCTTTCCTTAATGAGATGCAGACATTGTATGAGTCTAAGTCAGGTGAACGTGGTTTGTTTAGTCGTGTAGCGGCACAGAAGATTGCGGCTAGGAATGGTCGTCGTGACCCTAATCAGGACTTCGGTACTAACCCTTGCTCTGAGATTATCCTACGCAGTAATCAGTTCTGTAACTTGTCAGAGATTGTAGTACGAGAGGATGACACGGAAGAGACGTTGAAAGCTAAGGCGGAAGTAGCGGCCATCATTGGCACGTTACAGGCTACCTTGACTGACTTCAGATACTTACGTAACATCTGGAAGAAGAACACAGAGGAAGAGGCATTGTTGGGTGTGAGTATGACTGGTATTATGGACAACCAGTTGCTGAGTACACCTAACTCACCGCATTGTGAAGTAGTATTGGAGGCTGTACGAGATGTCGCTATTGCAACGAATAAGAAGTGGGCTAAGAAACTTGGTATCAATCAGTCTACTGCCGTTACTGCTGTTAAGCCGAGTGGTACTGTTTC